CCATGCTATCTAGAAGAGAATCTATACTCAGACTAACTCAGATAAGGAGCAAGAACGTGCGAACTTCTCCCCGCAGGGGATCTACATGGGAATGCGGTATTACCACCGTTCCCAAACGAGTATTGGACGGAACTCTCTATGCAACTCTCAATAGTCTAGAGAATGCAGGTATACCCAAACCTAGGATCTTCGTTGACGGATCTATTCCTCTAGTTATCCAGTCCGATATCCTAACTCAAAAAGGTTATGCTCTATCTTACAGGAATGATCCTTTACAAGTAGCAGGTAACTGGTGGCTATCTATATGGGAGCTATATCTACGTAATCCCTACGCTCACCTCTACGCTATGTTTCAGGACGACATTACTCTATGTAAGAATCTTAGATCCTACATAGAAACCAATCCCGACCTTTACCAAGATAACGTCTATCTCAATCTATTCACAGACTCGATAAACACCGAACGTCTGCCAAGAGGTTATAACGGATGGATCCATGCTCAAGCAAAGGGTAGAGGAGCATTAGCTCTCATCTTTACTCACAAGGTATTGCAGAAGCTATTACAATCACCCCATATGGTCGATAGATTTATGGATGCACAGACTGGTAGATACAAGCTACCTCGTCGAATGCGTTCAGTGGACGGAGGTATCTGGAATAGTTTGGATAAAGCAGGGATAAAGGAGATGGTCCATCTACCCAGTCTAGTTCAGCATACAGGAAAAATTTCCACCGTAGAACCGTTACATAATAACCAACCCGATGCTCCCACCTACGTAGGGGAAGACTTCGATATGAGGCATTTCAAGCCTACCTCGATCCCTACGTAAATCATATACTATACGGTTATATACTATACTATCTTATACTATACGGTTATATAGTATAAAAAACCCACTCTAAAATGTCCTATAACGCATCGCAAGAGGTTAGTAGGGCGTTTTATCGTCTAGATAGGTCCGGATCGATTACGTACCACGCTAGACGGCAAGAAAAGGGAATAGAGATGCAAACGACCGACGATAAACGCATCGAGCTAAACGGAGGACAAGATTTCCTGGTATGGAGGCTAGGTTCCGGTAATACCGTTGAAATACTCGATATCCATGTAGGGTCTAGAAGACGAAGAGGTATAGGAAGAAGATTAGTCAATATGATGCTTGCACGTATACCAAAAAATATAGTCATGGTATATGCAATCACTAGAACCGAGAACTTTATAGCTCAAGAATTCTATGAGGAGTTAAGGTTCAGAGTAATCGCTCCTCTACGCCACTTTTATCGAGATCAAAAAGAACCGACCGTAGACGCCATTATGTACGGGTACGATATAGGAGGTTTAGCATGAAATCTGTAGGATCTATTGTCTTCTCTACGACTCAGGGACTAGGTATCCTAGCTAAATCTTTCTTTGATAATAAAGTATTCCATAGAGCTATGGTCCTACGTCACGGTAGACGAGTAGATCACCCCGAATGGTATCCCGAGAATAAATCCATATTCTTGCGTTCTACCTCCAGTCTATATCATAACTCTACCCTAAGAAGATTTCTCAAAGAAGTAGAGGTCATGCTATTCTTCGAGACTCCTTTCAACTGGGAGATAATCAATCTATGTAAAGAGCTAAGGGTCAAGACTTTCCTTATGCCCATGTACGAATGTATGCCAGAGAGGCTACCGGCAGAACCTGATTTCTATATCTGTCCATCTAAACTAGACCAAGAATATTATCCTACATCTAGTGAGTTTATTCCCGTACCCGTAGATAATGTAATCATAGACAACTGGAGACTGAGAGAACGAGCGGAAGTATTTGTGCATAACGCAGGTAACTGGGGCCTAATGGGACGTAACGGTACAATAGAGCTACTACAGAGTGTACCACTAATCAAATCCCCGATAAAACTCATTATAAGGTCTCAGAAAAGAATACCTCCGGAGTATAATGAGTTTCTGGAAGATCCTCGAGTCGATGTGAGGATAGGGGAATGCCCGTACGAGGAATTATACAAAGAAGGAGATGTATTCGTATTTCCCGAGAAGTTTAATGGCTTATCTCTTCCCCTCCAGGAAGCGTGTGCATCGGGTATGCTCGTAATGTGTAATAACCGTTTTCCTATGAATACTTGGTTACCGAACGATCCGTTTATTCCTGTTCGAGATTTTAGGGATAATCGTATATCGCCTAGACTACTTTCATTTAAGGAAGCTATCGTTACTCCAGAGGATATAGCTGGTAACATAGATAAGTGGTATAACCGGGATATATCGGAGTTTTCTCTGGAGGGAAGAGATTGGGGAGTACGGCATTCCTGGAAGTATATAGGTCCGAGGTATGACGAGCTGTTAAACTCTTAGTGGTCTATGGTTGAAAGGAAAAGGTAATGACTACCGATGATACTATGAAGTATATAAATCTAGATACTACTAACCCAGAGAAAGAAAAACGCGATTTATATTATATATATAAGAGTAATACTCAAAGTATTGATTTATTCAATAGTAATATAGGTATAGTCCTATTTACTATGAAATCAATAGGTATATTCAAACGTGTAAAGAACAAGGATGATATAGAGGAATTGAAGCAAGAAGGATACCTAGGATTATGGAAGGCAATAAACGAATGGGATACCTCAAAGGGTTCACTAAGTAACTATGCTTTTATCAAGATTAAGGGTAGGCTCATAAGGTATGAGTATAAGTTACACGGTATAGCTTATCCAGAACGTAGATCCAAAGAAGATCCGAAATTTACTCCGGAATTTACTATCGTCTCTATATCCCGATGCAATTCTAGAAGTCCTCAACTACCGTTACTGGAAGAACGTCTGGAAGATAGGGATTCAGCAGAACCCGATGTATCTATCTACGATGAAATAAAACCGTTACTAAACGAAACCGAATTGAGTACGGTCATAAGTAAAGTATTCTACGGTAGAGAGGAAAAGGAAATAGTGGAGGAAATAAATCGATCTAGATCTGGGGTGTGTAAAGCCTATGCCTCTGCTCTGACTAAACTACGAGCGTATTTCAGCTAACCGACTAAATCTTTGAAACCGTAACTTGGAGTGGATGCATAGTTCAACTAACTGATTAACCCCTTGAAACCGTCTGATATTGTATCTATATTCAAGAATATAATCAAACGCCTAGTTGAAACCAATGCGGGAAATATCGTCTGCATGAATGAAACCGAGAAGTGAATAGTATAATGACTTAATCGAGCGGGTAGTGAAACCGAAGCGTATTATGTCCAACTTAAATAGAGTATCACATGACTACGCAAGTATGGATTTTAGCGACTATCTCAGATAACCCCAAAGTATTAGGGGTTTATCGATCCTTCAATAAAGCAGCAAATTCAGTAGTAGAGGAAACTCCCAACGGAGTATGGGAACCGTCTAAGACGCCTAGATATAAACTAGATGAGATGGGTTTGCTGCAATCGTGGATACGTTACGAAAATGAGGCGTATGCTAAACGCGGTCTAATGAAAACACATAGCTTAGTATTAATGGAGATACAATGAAAATAGCATACGTAGCAAATCATAATCAATTACGTAGTGCCGATGATGAAGGAGCGATAGCCTACGCACTAGAACGACTAGGTCATACAGTCCATCTATTTTCAGAAAAGGCTACTTATCACTCTTTATGCGTATCTAATCCGGATATGGTTTTATTTCATAAATGGAGTAACTGGAGTATCTTACAGAAACTATCTTGTATAAAGGTAGCTTGGTATTTCGACCTATTCTACCAAGACGAACCAGAACTATATAGAAGAAACATAGATAGACTCACTTGGCTAGAAAATGCCGTAGGTTTAGTGGATGCACTATTCTGTACAGACGGTAGTGCAGTAAATGGGGAAGTTAGTCATACCTATCTATTAGAACGAGAGAGGAAAAAGGTTTTTCATCTAACTCAAGGAGCAGACTCTAGACTAATCAATACTTGTGAGTTTAGACTCAGGATTGCTGAATCCTATCTAAGAGATAAACACATAGACATACTATTCACCGGTAGCGTTAGAAGTGGAACTAAAAGAGCGGAATGTCTAGATCTACTAAGAGAAACGTACAAAGAAAGATTTATGCATGTTGCCCACGGAGCGTATCGGGAGAATCTAGCTCAACTCATTCTAAATAGTAAAGTTGTAGTAGCTCCATCTGCTCCCGTAGGTCCAAACTACTACAGTAATCGTATTTACAATGCACTAGGGTTCGGTGCTTGTTTAATACATCCGCTAGTATCTAATCTATCTAATGAGTATAGAGTAGGCGAAGACATATACCCGTATGACCCTAAAGACCTCAAAACTTTAATTCAGGGTATCAACTTTTTATTGGAGGAATCTTCTCTATATAGACAGAAACTGAGCTTTAACGGTTACGAAACAACATTAAACTTACATACGTATGAAGAAAAGGTACGTATGATGTTTAATATATTAAGAAGGGAAAGAATTATATGAGTAAGGAAGTTCAGCCTATACTAGACCCAGAGTACTGGAATGGACGTTACGCTAAAGCCCTAACAAGTGGAGAAGACTTCCATAAGAGTATCTTCATATGTAGAAAGGATCTATGGGAAAGAATAGAGAAGCAACACAAGAAGGTTCTCAAGAAATATATAAACAAAGACGACTCTATCCTAGATATAGGATGTGGGTATGGTAGGCTTATAAACTTAATGCCTACAAAATGGAGAGGAGATTATAAGGGAATCGATGTCTGCCCTAGATTCATAGAACTAGCAAAGAACACGTACCCAGATAGGAAAGACTCATTTTTTGTAGAGAACATAGAACAGCTAACAGAAGAAGTACGGTATGATTGGGCTATAATGATTTCTTTCCGTCCTATGGTTATTCGTAATTTAGGATCGGAGGTGTGGGAAAGGTATCAGCAAAAAATCTATAAAGTATCAAAACGGGTATTGTATCTAGAATATTCAGAAAACGATAACGGAACCTTCATTTAAGGAGCAGTATCATGTCTCGTATTATCAAGGGTTCTCGTGTAGCTGTAGTAGGTGGTGCAGGATTTATTGGTAGTCACGTAGCTAATCTATTACAAGAAAACGACTGCGAAGTCCACGTATTGGACGATCTTTCTGTAGGGAGAGTTGAACATCTACACGTGGATACGAGTATCCATATGGTAGATATTAGGGATCCGTCTAAGTTAAGGCCCATAATGCACATAATAAATCCTCATTTTGTTTTTAACTATGCAGCCCATCCGTATATTCCAACTTGCTACGAAGATCCCAAAAAAGTATTCGATGTAAATGCTTACGGTGCAGTCAACGTTATTACTGTTGCTAAGGAATGTCCAGATATTCGAGCAATACTCCAAGTATCGTCGGCAGAGGTGTACGGAGATCATTCTGAAGACTATAGTAATGGTGCTAGTGAGTACTACACAGCTCTAGACCCGCTATCTACCTATGCAGCGGCCAAGCTAGCCGTAGATGTGTATTGTAGAGCAGTATATATCGAGAGTAGTGTACCAGTAATTGTTTTAAGACAATTCAACTGCATAGGGGCAAGAGAGACTCATCCCTACGTATTACCGGAGATTATTAGTCAACTACATTATAATAGATCAGGAAATACATCTAGTATAAAATTGGGTAATAATACACGTAGAGATTTCATGGACGTACGTGATGCTGCATCGGCAGCAATTAGATTGATGGAGTTAGGAGAACTAGGTGGAGTATATAACCTAGGTTCGTCCGAGTCTTATAGTATTAGACAGCTAGCTGAAATTACGGCAGCAATAATGAGTATTTACACCTATGATATCAAGTGGGGTACCCCCGAGAAGGTGAGAAAGAACGAGTTATGGAAACTACAATCAGATAATACAAAAATACTCTCTACTATCGGTAAGTTTCAAAAACACTATATAGAGGATGCTATAAAGTATGCGTATGAGTATTTCGTAGCAAACGGCTACAAATGGTCTTGGGAAAAATAATACGGGAGATAACATGGAACTGTATCAGAAGTTAGAGGTAGAGTTGGAAAAATGGACGCACTGTTCTAATATGGTTTCATGCTCTAGCGGTACAGCCGCACTCCATCTGGGGCTAGAATCACTAAACCTTCCACTAGGTAGTGAGATTCTAGTCCCAGACTTTTCTATGATTGCATGTCCAAGAGCAGTAGTCTTATCTGGACACACTCCGGTATTTATCGACTGCGATCCTCAGATGAATCTAGATACCGATCTTGTACGCCTAGCTATAACAAATAAAACACGAGCAATCATGCTGGTCCATACGTACGGTAGACCTATATGCATGGATTCAGTAATGAGTCTGGCTTATAAATACGATCTATACGTAATAGAGGATCTAGCAGAGATTCACGGAAAGCTACCGCACGGATCTACAGATGTAGCATGCTGGTCGTTCTATAAAAACAAGATAGTGGCAGGAGAAGAGGGAGGAGCTGTAGCCTTTCTTGAACCAGAGTTTGCAACCAGAGCAAGGCAGCTCAAAAATCTAGGATTCACAGATGAGCACAACTTTATTCACATAAAGAGAGGTCATAACTATCGTATGTCTAATCTACACGCACAGCCGATTATAGAATCGCTCCGTAGATTCGATGCGAATATAGAAGAGCGTAGAACCCAGGTAAAGCTGTGCGATAGTTTATGTCCACCCGAATACCTTCTCCCCCAGAGAATGTTTCCATGGGTGTACGATTTACGTATTCCAGAAATGTCTTATGAACAACAGAATAAACTAGTGAAAACTCTAGTCAGTGCGGGTATTAAAGCACGTCACGCATTCAAGCCTAATTCTTCTCAACCTGAATTTTATCAAAAGAATAGGTGTATCTTACATAGAGAATGGAACTCGCATAGGTTTTCAAAAGAGGTCATCTATCTACCATTAGGGTCTAATCCTCATTTTTACAAAGAGATAGAGACAGCATTTGAAATTATCACTGATTTCTTTGAGTAAAATAATTTCGTAAAATTCCTTAAAATTCCGGAATTTACTATTTACTTTGGATAATCTTCACGTTAGGATTAAGGGTAGATCGTAGTTAATCGGTTAGTAACCGACTGCGATCTGCCCTTATTCTTTTAAGGAAAAAGGAAAAGTGAAGAATCTAATTATCCAAGGAATTCGGATAACGGTAATCCGAATTCCTACTTCGGTAGGGATTAGGTGGACATGGGCAAACCTCAACGGGTTTGCCGAGACAGTTATCGCCGAGATGGTTGAAGAGTGCCGGGAGGACATCCGGCGAACCCCAAGATACGGATATCTTACCATGACGGATGCTATCCGTCATGCAAAAGAGTCCAACGGACTTCCCTTCTAAGGAGGGGAGAGATGAACGCAACAGCAATCCCGGCACCCGTGGTCGCGGAAATCGCCCTGTCCGACGACCGCAAGGAATTGGAAATCCTTCTCCTTGCCCTCGCGGATGAGGTGGAGAACGAGGTCGCAGCCGATTGGTTGCGACAGAGAGCTGGAAGTCTTTGCCCCCGACCAGAAAAGTGGGGCAACCCCTGGGTGTATATGTGGGGGGTGTGGTATCCCGAGACAGCCTGGGGTGAAAACACCCCGGCCCATATCCCCGAATGGGTCTTTCGGAAGATGGCAACTCTTCGAGGTGATACATACCCCGAGGATGCCGAACACCTACAGTACGGCATCGAGGAGGTATGGAGTCGCCTTTTTGATGCCCTGAATGCGAAGGAGTAGAGAGATGGGACAACCAATCCAACGGGAGCGTGATTTACTCCCCTGCTACGACCCAAAACGGGTCAATCCCCGCTGCGACGACTGCGGCGGGCCACTGATCTGGCAGGCTTTAGAATGTGACCCTGAAGATTTCTTTTGGGATTGCCCAGCGTGTATCCGGGCACTTGCTCGTCACTACGGATGCACAGAACCCTATTACGAAGGAGAGAACCGTGGCTCGTAAAGATTCACCAGACCTAGAACTCACGCTGATCCCGGCATATGGCCGGGACTATAAAACCTCTGCGGAGGTTATCAAGGCGTGGAATAACGGGAGAGATTTCCAGATAGCTACCGTGTCTTCAGCGTGGCACGGAAGCTACGCAAACAAAGAAGACGCGGAAGGTTTCACCGGAACACATTGCAAGATCCGGTTTAATAGACTCCGTGACACGATCCTCATCAACGTAAAAACTGGCGAGATAGTAACAGACGATGAAGGAGAAGAATGATGGCAACAAAAACCAAAACCAGTCGTAGTAAAAAGCTCAAAACTCCGGATGTGCCACAGGCACCCGTACCGGAAGTAGTAGCTGAGTCTGCACCCCCAAAAGACGGGGTACGTTGGGAGTTCCGAAAGGGAATGCACGGGGTGATTCGTATCACCTCGGGTGGTGAGGAGTCGTGGTACTTTTGTACGGTGGTCGCCTACCGTACGTTCAAGTTCTATGGCGAGAAAATCGCCGTAGTAAAACTGGAGAAGATGGTACCAGGAGGTAATGCCTATCACGTAGTGGTAGGCAACAAGGGTCAAGCCTGCCCTTGTCCGTCAAAGACGGAATGTAAACATATCAAGGCCGTCCGTGCCTTGTTAGAGTCAGATCTATTATGAAAGGAATAGTATGAGTTGGATGTGGATGGCTGAGGGGGCAAAATTGCTTGCCCCCATCGTGGGGCTTGCAGCGTCTTGCTGGACGCTAATCAACACAGCCCGACTTCTCGTCTCTGCTAGGCGACGAGAGAAGATGGAGAATGAGGAAATCATTATAGTGATTTCCTCGTTCAATAAGGAGGTTGAACTGCCCTATAGACCAGGACGAAAAAGTCTCAGTAGAGCTGAGCTACTGGGTATTCTAGGAATGTTCGCTCACAATGGTAGATTCTCTCTATCCCTATTAACTGAGATCTTTACGTATGGAGAGTTTAATAGGGTGATGCGAGGTGAGATTTCCGTTATGCGTATACCAGCTACGGAAGAAGAGATGAAGCAGTTTATTAAAGGAGAATGAATCCTGTATTTACTGAATGCGTTTAGTCTAAATATGATCCCCGACAACTACGTCGGAGGAAACTTGGCTATAGTTCCTCTAACTGTAGATGAAGTAAAGCATAATTTGAATGATGGGTTTAAGTCTGCCGTAGGTCATGCAGACACAGCCGGCGTGTTTTCGACTGTACTGGGTTTACCAGTTGAGTGCAATCGATGTAATGTTGTCTTAAACCCGGATGAATTTGCTATTATAGGGCAATACATAGGCCCACGACTACCGGAAGGAGCTACCACTTTACCGGAAGGAGCTACCATCAAGTGGTTCCGGTTACGTCTATGGGCTAATTAAATTTCGTTAAAATTCACCTATTTACCCGTCTCTCTTATTCCGATAAGATGCAGACGGGTAAAGTTATTTCTAGATATATTACAAGGGGATACTATGTCACCCAAAGTTAAGAAACAGAGAGTAATAGTGGGGACAGCAATGTCTCCGAAAGAGGTAGAGAAATTGACAGCTAATGCTGAGTCTCTACTGAACAAATTCGGTATCAAACCTATACCGAAAGTCATGAAGGACTTGAAAAAAGAACTAGTCCAAGCCAAATACAAAAGTTCCTCCCACAAAATAGCAATTCGCTATATTGACAAATTACTAACTGCTATCAAGTTAGGAGACAAGTAACGATGAAGAAGTTAAAAAAGTTTCAGACTAAGTATCCAGTCTACGAGAGTTCCGTCCACACCAAAGAGACGGGATCTCAGATTACCGTCGAGATGGCAAAGGAACTCCTGGGGTGGGAGGAAGAATCTCCCGCCGTTGGGTTCGGTTCCGACTACCAGGTGTTAGACCGGAAGAAAAAGAAAATACGGTTAACCAATAACCTAAAGAATCGCCCCATCGATATGCCCAATGTAGAATCCTTAATCCAAGAAATCCTAACCCGTAACTGGCAGCTGAACGGAGAAGCCATTATTATCGGAGAGCATGGAACTCTCCTAAACGGTCAGCATTCCCTGCTAGCCCTTGTCTTAGCCGAGCAGGATCTTCATGGGCCTAATGCTATTCATTGGCAGCAGTATTGGGAAGACGAAGAAATCTACATCGAGAAGTTCATCAACTACGGTATCAAAGAAGTAGACCGAGTAATCAATACGATGGATACGTGCAAGCCTCGGTCTCTCAAGGACGTAATCTATCGATCCCAGCACTTTATAACAATGAAGGCTGGAGAGCGTAAAGTAGCATCCAAGATAGCAGACTTCTGTATACGTATGCTATGGATGCGTACGGCAGCAAATAAGGACGCATTCGCCCCCAGGAAAACTCACTCTGAGGCAATGAACTGGATTCTAACTCACCCTAGAGTTCTAGAGGCAGTAAAGCATATTCTGGTAGAAGATAACAAGAAGTCTATCAGCAATATAATCCACCCAGGGTATGCTGCCGCATGCCTCTATCTAATGGGGACTAGTTTGTCAGACGGAGACATGTACAGAAACTCGGATAAGAACGAAAACATTCTCGATATGAGTATGTGGGATTCTGCGTGCGAGTTCTGGACCCTATTATCGGCAAGATCCAAGAAGCTGGGAGACCTAGTATTCGCCATCGGTGCCCTAGCCGATTCTCGTACAGGCATCGGGGGAACCACATCCGAGGTTATCGGAGTAATCTGTAAGGCATGGGAGTTGTTCTCTCATAATATGTCCATAAACCGAGCAGACTTAACTCTCAAGAAGATGCGTACCAGTGATAACCTACTTATCCAGAACGAGTTCCCAGAATTCGGAGGAATAGACTTCGGAGATCCGAAGGCTCTCACGGTCAAAGCCCTTTCTAAGAACGGAAGGGACGTAGACGATCTAGACGACGAATTGCTAGACGTAGGCGGTCTAGACGACGAACTAGACGCGATAGAAGACGAAATAGCCGAGGAATACCTAGAACGGGGCGAAGACGATCCTACTAGAGAAGAACTTGAAATGCGAAAGGAGAAAGTAAAGCGGCAGTTGAATAGAAAGCAGCCCAAGCCGGAGAAAGATAGAAAGAAGAATCAACCTAAACCTCAAGAAGGCAGGAAGCTATTAATGGACATAGAGATACCTAAGAAATGAATAAGCTACCACTACTTTTTACTGGCATAGATCCTGGGGCATCGGGAGGAGTTTCTTCTCTCCTTGCCTCAGGGGAGATCTATAAGATATCAAAATTAAAATACGATAGAGAATATATCCTGGAATTAATCCAAGATATAAATAGACTACCGTTTCGGCATCGTATAGCAATCGAAAAGGTAGGAGGATTTATTCAGGGATGGGTTCCAAACTCAAGGAATAAACTAGTATCTATGAATATAGCGGCAGCTACTCATATGTTCAATTTCGGTAAAGGAGTGGGGTGGCTAGAAATGGCTATAGAATCTCAAAATATGAGTAGTCTAAACATTCTCCCAGCAACGTGGATGCGAGGTCTGGGCATAGAGCCCAAGAGCAGAAAGGAAAACAAGCAAGCATTCAAGAATCGATTAAAGACCAAGGCAATAGAGTTATTTCCAGAAAAGAAAAAGATCATTAATCTCTCTATATGCGACAGCCTATTAATAGCTGAGTACTATAGACAAACCTACGTGAGGAGTTAGATGGAAAACTTTATTGAAAAACTAGTCTACTCGTTTATAGTGGTCGTAATAACTGTGGTCAGCTACTGCCTCATATTAGATAACGACGATAAGGGGGATCTAGAATGAGTTCTGCAATTGGGTTCACTACGCACAAAACAGGAGATTCCTACCTAGTTAGGGAGGGTACCAAAAAGGATATAAATCAACTGGTACAGCTGGACGCTATCGGATATAAGAACGGTTGGACGCACGAAGACTTCACATCTAGAATGAAAAACAACGACGTACGGATAGCCGTACTGGAAGATCCATTTGTATCAAATGGAATGATCGTAGGATACCTTTGCTACGAATGCGTCATAGTTAGTAACGAAGACAATATTGGGGTTATACCAGAATCTATCCAAGAAGAGACAATAATGGCTCTTCACGTAGTAAGTGTCGTAGTATTGCCCAACTACAGAAGGAAAGGAATAGCCAAAGGTCTAATCGAGATAGTCTCAACCAACCTAAAGTCTCGATGTCCACTAGTCTTAACGGAGGTACCAGAAGATAATCTCTCAGCCCAACTATTCTTCAAAAACCTAGGGTTCCATTGTTTCAAGGTATGGAATAGATCTGAACCCGCACTCTATCTCATGAGAAAATTAGCATAGGAGTAGTAATGACGCCACTAACCGTATTTCAGCAGCACTTGAAAGACTGGAATAACTGCACTAAATGCGATCTAGCTGAGGGTAGAAAGAAACTAGTATTTTCAAGGGGAGAAATCCCCTGCTACGTCCTATTCGTAGGAGAAGCTCCAGGAGATTCCGAAAACATACTCGGAGTACCATTTATTGGACCAGCAGGAAAACTGCTAGATGAGATTATAGACCAGGCAATACCGAAGGATCTATCTAGAGCCTTTACCAACCTAGTGTGCTGTATTCCTCGTAACGAAGAAACGAGAAAAGCAGACGAACCTACAAAGGAAGCAATCAAGGCGTGTAATCCAAGGCTGCTGGAGTTCATACGTATAGCTCAACCGGCACTCATCGTAAGAGTGGGTGTCCTTGCCAAGAAATACGTTCCTTCCTCCCCAGAGATAGATCCCCACTGGTTAGGGGATAATGGAGTAGTTGAATTCTGTGATATTATTCATCCAGCAGCAATATTGAAAGGGAATAAAACTCAGATAGGATTACTGGTGCAGAGATCCGCTGCCCAGATACGAACTAGTGTTTATTTAGCTCTTAAAAAATAAATTGCCTCTAGATCGTAAAGCGAGATAGTAGTAGACTACTTGAGTATATTCCAAACTAGAATTACTTTCGTCGGGAAGAGAAGTAGGAAAGAAAAAAGCTCAACTCCGAGAAACCGAACTATTGAATATCCTTACTTCTCTTCCCGACATTAAATCACTTACTCATATAATGAGTATAAACCGAATCCATCCCTGAAACCGATAGCGTAAATGAAACTAAGTATAAACCGACCAACAAACCGAGTTCTTTTTTGAAACCGATATAAAGGATTATAAGTTACAATTAGTATTAACCGAGTAAATTGGTGAAACCGAAGATACCTCTGTATATAAGTTAATACTGTTACTAACCGAAAAGTTGCGTGAAACCGATATAAGGCTTGGAGTAGTAAAATGGAAACTCCGAAAGAAATTAGTTCCTTAGTGGATCAAGCTATCAAGCAATTTGATAAAGCTCAGGATTCTATAACCTGGCTGATAGCGGAGATATCCAAACTAGATTGTGGAGAGGGATGGTTTACCTACGCTATCCGAAAAATGGCCGAAACTCTCATATATGAACGTAGGCACGAAATAAATCGTGCAATGAAATCTACTAAAGGATATACGCATTCTAAGACCGAGACAAGATGGATGGAGTCTAAAATTATCCAGGAGATTTATACGGTATATGAATTCAAAATATCCGGTAGAAATCTTGGAGATATTCTCGGTAGTGAACTACCCGGTATCATAGAACAAGAGGAGTCTATCCTCAAAGGGCACGAGAAGAATCTTGAGTTCTTGAATAAGATCCTAAGCAAAGTCCCAGAAAATAAAACCGTACGAGAGGCAATTACTCTCAAGACTTTGACTAAGATCTTTAAGTCAGTATATAGATCAGAGTGGGTGGGAGCATAAACCGACCCTTCTCGTGAAACCGATAAAATTATTAACTTAGAATCCTTAACCGACCCCTTCTCGTGAAACCGATACGTGGGATGCTTAGAACCCAGTAGCATCGATATCCTTTATGAAACCGACTCCGTATATCCTTACTACTTGGTTCTTTACTAAAACAAAAAACCTTAACCGAGATGTCTGTTGAAACCGAGACGAACGGTAACTTACTTTACAAAAACCTTAACCGATGGGACTTTTGAAACCGACAAACCAGATGTAACTAAAACAAAAAACCTTAACCGAATTAAGTCTTGAAACCGATGATTAGAGTGGTCCTTAAACTCTTAACAGAATTGACCTGCGAAACCGAATAAGACCATTAGGAGAAATACTTATTAACCGAAGTTGTCGCTGAAACCGCCCCGACGATGAAAAGTATGTAACCGATAGCAAGATTGACATATAACTAATATAGGAGGAATAAACTCAGCACATAGGGATGATTACGATCTTGTAACCGGTCATCCTATGTCCCTATGTGCTGTTAACTTAAAAACCGAATCTTCATTAGAAACCGAAACGAGACGTTGATAAAAAACCGAATCTCCAGGTGAAACCGAAACGAGACGTTGAGTATCGATGCTCAAGACGAAACCGAGAGTCGTTATGAAAACTAAAACGCCTCATCAAGAGTAACCGATAAATTCCTTTACAAAGAAACCGAGGTATCAAATGTACGATCCTAAATTCAAGACTCCGAATGCAGTTAGTACAAAACGTAAGTGGCATCCACGTATCGCAGAAATCTGTCAAGAGTTACGGCAGCTACAACGTAACCGAGTAATTGTACTCAAGTCCAGAAACATGCAGGCAAACCGTCTACAGGCAATCGTTGCCGGAACTATTGGTTATTCTACTTCTATGGAAGAAAAAGCACGAAAGGAAAAATTCCTTGAGGCTACAGCTATCATCGAGAGCATAATCGAGAAAGATCCTCAATACTCAAACCTTCCGATAGCCTCTATTGTACGTACAACGATGATCGGTATTCAGGCATTCGAGGATACCAAAAAGGAGCTAGAAGCTCCAATGAAGAAACTGGTAAAGGAGCTACCGATAGCCAATAGCAAAACTGCCTGGTTATTCCAGCCTGAACAACGAGGATTCGGAGAATTGATCCTAGCTACACTTATAGGGGAAACCGGAGATCTATGTAACTACTCTAATCCCGCAAAGATGTGGAAACGTATGGGGTGTGCTCCATATGAGTTTAATGGTGAAACAAAAATGGGAGCTACATGGAAATCTGGTAAAGGAGGATCGCTACCAGCAGAAGAATGGGTCAAATACGGTTATTCTCCAAGACGACGTTCGCTAGCCTACCTAATTGGAGACGGCATCGTCAAGCTAAATAAGTCAATCTACCGTAAACGCTACGACGATACAAAAGCCTCTATCAAGCTACGGCATCCGGAGTATACCGATCTTCGATGTCATCGTCATGGTATGCTCCTAGCAACGAAGCTATTACTCAAGAATCTGTGGATTCAGTGGATGCTAATGGGTACTCCTATAAAGTAATTCACTACGTCACACGCTTAGTAACCGAGTTTTCAGATGTAGATTTTAGAACTAACCGTGCCAGAGATGAAACCGAGGAGCGGATTACATAATAAAATCGACGTTAATATGTAGCCGAATGATAGATTGAGTCAGTTAGATACGTAGCGATCTTGAAACCGAGAATCCTAGTGTTTTATAAGGATAATAAAATGCCAAAGATTTCAGAAAAGACGGTCTTCTACCCCATTACTCAAGAAAACGTGCTTTGCGTTATCTCTAGATCTCAAGGGGCAACCAAAGACGAGATTCTTACGGTAATGAAACACAAAAATACTCGTCGCTATCTATCTCGTCTCGATACGATTTTGGAGCAATTGCTACGCAAGGGAAAAGTCGTAAAGCTATCTTCAAGTAACCCCTCCGAAGTAACTTATCGGATAGCTTAGGCGAAACATCTATGAGGGAATTAGGTAAAAATTGTAATCGACGGTTTCAACCTAATATCCCTCATAGACTTTTATTATCAGCTAAATAGTCTTTGCAATGAAACCGATGAGAAAGATTATTTAGCATTTAAGTCAAAATCGAATTCTTACTAGAAACCGCTCATACAAGTATCCAATCGATCAAAGCCTTGAAACCGAAAGTGGGATTTAGTATGTCTATAACAACCGCAGCAGGAATAGGTGGATTTTTATTAGGTGTACTAATCGCCCTTATTTGCATGAACATACTAGTAGTAATAAAGAAGCAGTCTAATCCATTTAATGGACATATAGATCCTGTAAGAGAAGAACAACTAAGACTTATGGCTAATGATATTCACGATAATGTGGGTAAATACTCAGCCTCAAAAATTGAAGGTGCCCTAAAAGACCTCATAGAAGAGATCGATATTCTAAGGGAACAAATTTGGCACATGATAGAGAAAAAAGACTAGGTGTCAGCTTTAGATGATTATAATGAAATCCACCTAAAGTACGATAAGTTAAGTCACCTAGTCTTAAACCTCAGAGTAGGGTAGCTAAAGAACTTACACTGTAAACCATAGAATAAATCATTAGTTACACCTACTCTTTTTAGAAATCAGTAAAATGTCAAAACTAAATAAGCTAATTCAGAACTCGCAGAAACCCAAAGTCAACATACCCGTATGGAAAGGACCGGAAAAGGACGGTATAACCTTCTCTTTACTATCCCGCTTTCTAACTTGCCGTGAAAGATTCCGCCTACTCACTATCCACGGACTCACTACAGCAGACGCATTCAACGCTAAGATCGAATACGGTAGTATGTGGCACATCTGTGAAGAACATTACTCCATTGCAAGAGAAGCAACTTCAAGTAGTACTAAGTCAATAATTCCTAAAGAATCAGTGTGGGAAGAGCCCCTAGATAGGTATCGAAAGGTACTACATACCAAGTATCCGTATAGTCGGCAAGAGATCGATAAATGGGTTCATATATGCAAGATCCAGTTCCCTATATACGTAGGATTCTGGCTTAGTAATCAAGATATAGTAAACAGTCGATCTGTTCTCTCGGAGTATAATTTCAAGATACCGTATACTCTCCCCTCAGGAACAGTGGTACTGTTAAGGGGAAAAATGGATAGCGTAGATATCCTTCTCGAAAAAACTAAACCAGTAGGTTTAATTCTACAAGAAAATAAAACCAAGTCTGAAATAGATCGAGTCAAGATACAACGTCAATTACGTTTCGATCTTCAGACTATGATGTATTTAACCGCTCTATCTGAACTAACCAAATCGTTTAAGGATAAAGCACCTGAAGTTATCACCCAATTACGAAAAACCAATTTACCGATTATAGGAGTCAGATACAACGTTATAAAGCGTCCTCTCTCTGGGGGGAAGGGAAGTATCGTACGACATAAGGCGACCAAAAATAAACCCGAAGAGACATGGGAAGATTATTTTGAAAGACTACGTATTATTATCTCAGATGACAGAGAGGAATTTTTCGCACGATGGAATATTCCGGTATCTTCAAAAGACCTAGATACCTTCAAAAGTCGTTGCCTAGATCCTCTTCTAGAGGCTGTAGTTAACTGGTACAATATTGTGGTAGATAACCTAGATAAGCCATTCGGAGAGGCAGTCAATATGTCGGGTTATCATTGGCAGCACCCATTCGGTGTACGTAATATCCTAGATGAAGGAGGAAGTAGCGATCTAGACGAGTATCTAGAGTCAGGTAGTGAGGTTGGTTTAACTAGAGTGGATAACCTATTTCCGGAGTTAGCATAATGAATGAGTCTAATGCCGATACCAAGTATATCGAGGTTATTGTAAAGATCGGAAGCAGTATTCAACTCACCAAAGAAGTCTTGCTTACCGTAGTGGAGAAAGCGGGACGTAGAATAAAGATCGGGATAACTGCTCCAAAGACCGTAAAGGTACTAAGGCACGAACTAGTAAGGACAGATGATGCCAAAGCCGATTAAAAGTTTCAGTAAATCCGCCTCATTAAAGCGTACTGAGTCTCAGCGTTTGACCTCTGGATACGAGGGTGATTTAGATAGTCTAATATCCAGAATAGAAACCCTAGAGTTTAATCCAGACGATGGTATCAAGATTTGCATCTACGGTCAGAGCGGTTCGGGAAAAACTACTCTATGGTCTACTTTCCCGAAACCGATTCTAGTAGCCCTGTGCTCAGGAGGAAGACAAAAAGAAGAATTACGCTCCGTAGCTACCAAAGCTAATAAAGGAAAAATCCATCCTTTAGTCCTAGAAAAATCAAACGACATTATGGGTATTATTGAATACCAGGAGAATCTAGAATCGTCTAAACGATTTAAGACGGTAGTATTAGACCACGTAAGCGGATTCCAAGATCTAGTACTGAAAGAGATTCTTGGAATAGAAATACTACCTGAACAAAAGTCCTGGGGATTAGCTACAAGAGAAAATTACGGAACATGTGTAAACCGTTGCAAAGAGTACCTACGAAACCTACTATCTCTTCAATGCAACGTAGTAATCGTAGGTCAGGAAAGGACGATAGAAAATGAAGCTCCCTCAGCTGAAATGCTTGCCCCCACTATTGGGGTTGGGGTCACTCCTTCTCTTGCTGGATGGATTTATACTAGCTGTTCGTACATTGTTCAAACATATAAAAAACGAGAGGAAATTGAGAGAAAAACGAAAATAGCTGGCAAGACCAAACTCAGCGTAGAATTCGGACGCAAAACAGAATTCTGCCTACGTACTGGACCAGATCCTATTATAACTACTAAGTTCAGAGTACCGCTAGGAACACCTCTTCCAGACTACATAAAAGGAGCAAACTACGAAAAAATAATCTCATTAGTCAACGGAGAATATGAACCAGAAGAGTAGTATACGGGTAAGTTTGTGAAACCGAGATCGGAATTGGACTATAATATAGATCATAAGAGAGTTACCTATGACGAGTACAAGGAAATCGTAAGACGAGTTATCAGGTAATCTCTATGGTCTATCTTATTCTCTATCTATTATGAGTTTTATGTAGTATAAGATCGTTTCTTCTACTACCGTTCCTTATCGGAAAGCAGTTCCTTTTAAGAAAGAGGAATCAGATGGTTAAGAAAGCAACGTCTACCGGGCAATCATTCTTCTCAAAGCATGGAGATCTTTTCCGCAAAGCTCACGAGGTAGCAAAGAATCAAGAAACCTCGTATTCACAATTCGGAGAGCTACCGTCAGGAATCGAGAACGGAGTAGCCGAGTTGGTTGAATGCAAGATCGATACCTACAAGAGTGGAGACAACGAAGGAGAATACTACTTTCTTGCCGCAGGTATCATCAAGTCTCCTGAGTCTCACGACGGAGTCAAGATTCTAGGTAAACGAACTCAGATTATGGAACCGCTATGCGAGACTCCAAAATCTAGCGGACGAAAAACAATCGCAGACCATCTGGAGTGGGTCTATAACGAATTACGAAAGCTGGGTCTCGATACTTCAGAACTCGAAGGAGAAGAGGAGCTGATAGCCGGAATGGAAGCACTAGTGGAGAGCGGAGTCAACTTTAACTTCAGAACCTGGAAAGGAAAACCTACCGAAGAATACCCAGATCCGCGAACTCGTCAAGACTGGCTAGGTTCGTGTGAATCTGAAGATGACGACGAAGACGATGGCGGTAAAGATACGAAAGATAACTCAGGTAAGTCGTCCAAAACTCCCACCAAGAAGAAGGAAGCAGAAGTGAAATCTTCAAAGAAAAGTCCGAAGGTGGTAATCCCTGCCGAAAAAGAACTCAAGGTTCTCGCCAAAAAGGCAGATAAGGGAGATGTAGATTCTTGCGACAAGCTGACTACGTTCGCAGTATCTCTCGGATATGAAGAAGAGAAGATCGAAGATGTAGATAAGTGGTCGGAAGTGGTCGATATGATTTTAGCCGGTCCCCCCAAGGATGACGATGAGGAAGAAGACGAAGAGGAAGACGACGAGGAAGAAATGGACGAAGCTGAAGATACCGTCGAAGACGATGAAGAGGAAGAAGACGAAGAAGAGGAAGAGGAACCAGAAGAAGCAGCAGTACCCAAAGTGAGCGAAATCTGGGAATACGCTCCGTTCAAAGAAGGATCGAAAACCAAACGAGAAAAGAGCCAGCAGGTATCTATCGTTAAGGTCGATCTCAAGAAGAAGACGGTAACGTGTAAGAATCCTACAACAAAGACGGTATTCAAGGACGTTCCATTCTCAGATCTTTCCTCCAACGAGTAATCCGCGACCGGATTTGTAACCGTAACCTGTCGTAAATCGCCGTTCACATGTAAACGAATACGGCTTTATTCAGCAACCCCTAGTCTACTCATCCTAGGGGTTGCTTCGTTACTATACGTAAGTATACCTATATTAATCACGCTAGAATCGCTCGTAGGACGTTTGCAAGGGATAGGTAGGGCAGAGATAGCCTATCGTCGTCCGGATCGATCCTAGAAGCATTTAGAGGGGAAGAAATGCGAATTATATCGTTAGATACGGAAACGACCGGCCTAGATCTACGCCATGGGGCAAGACCGTTCTTCGTAACCACCTATAGCGATAAAGAAACCAACGAGTACTGGGAATGGGATATAGATCCCTACACTAGAAAACCGAATATACCTAGGTCAGAGCTCAAGGATATACAGGATTATCTATTACAACCCAAAACTAACCTAGTACTCCATAACTCTAAATTCGATTTCACCGCTCTAAACTCCATAGGGTTCTGGAGAGGCTACGATATAGAAAAAATATGGAGCACCACCTACGATACTCTCACTGCAAGTCATCTACTAGCAAGTAATCTTCCTCACGATCTAACTTATCTAGCCCTTCAGTATCTAGGTATAGATATCAAGCCACTAGAAGATAAACTCAAGTCTGCCGTAGTCGAAGCAAAGTCAGTAGTCAAACGTCAGCTACCTAAGTGGAAGCTAGCCCACAAAGATCTAGAAGACGATATGCCATCCGCAAAGGGTACGGTATGGAAGTATGATACGTGGCTTCCTCGACAAGCAGCAGAGGCACTAGGATATGACTCAGACCACTATTGGCATACAGTTCTAGCAGAGTATGCTAATATGGATAGTGCAGTCACTTACCATCTATGGCTGCTAATGCGAGATCAAATAGAGCAACGCCAACTATGGCCCATATATAAGACTCGTCTCAAGGGTATACCCGTCATATTCGATATCGAAGATAGGGGAGTAACCGTATCCACTACACGCCTAGATGCTAAATACAAAGAGTTCCACGACACTTCAGAACAGCTAGGCCAGTTCTGCTTAGGTATAGCTGAGAACTTCAACTACCAGCTCGAGCTACCCAAGGGTAAAGCGAACGACAGTATACGTAATTTCATAGTAGAGCATCTCAAAATAGACCTACCCAAAACCGATACGGGAAAAGCCTCATTAAAACAGGACATAATAGAACCGATAGTCAATAATCTCCCCACCAGGAGTAGTGCCTACCATTTTATGAAAGCAGTACAGAATAAAGGTAAATGTGATACCGCCATATCCTATATGAGTTCTTACCGTAGATTTGGTATAGAGATACCCGATCTATCCGACTTCTTCAAATTACATCCATCACTAAATGCAACGGGTACTTCAACTCTACGCTACTCTTCATCTAATCCTAACGAACAAAATATATCCAAAAAGAAAGGGTTCAATCTAAGGTATTGCTTTGGTCCTACTCCCGATAGAGAATGGTGGAGCCTGGACGCCAAAAATATAGAACTACGTATTCCGGCATACGAGGCTGGAGAGAATATGATGATAGAGTTATTTGAACGTCCCGATGATCCCCCCTATTACGGATCAAATCATCTACTCGTAAGTCACATTCTGCATCCCAAGCTATTTGAGGAATGTATCAATGAACAAGGAATTCTCGATGGACGTATATTCAAGAAAAAATATGAGTCTACTTGGTATCAATGGGTAAAGAACGGAAACTTTGCAGTACAGTATGGTGCTATGGAACTATCCGGAACGGCAGATAGGGCATACCACTTAAAAGGAGGTCAAGCTATAGTCCAGGAAAGATTTACCGAAATCAATAAGCTAAACTTACGAATGATAACCTCGGCCAATAAATACGGTTACGTAGAAACCATTCCAGATAAAACCGTAGATCCCAAACGAGGCTACCCTATTCTATGTAAGCGTACTCAATGGGGTAAGGTCTTAGCTACCACTCCTCTAAACTATCACGTGCAGGGTACGGCAATGTGGTGGATGATGAAGGCGATGATTCGTTGCCACGATTTGCTCTCTAAATGGCGTAAAGAAGGATTCAATGCCTATATGGTAATGCAGATTCATGACGAGATAGTGTTCGATCTTCCGAAATCACGTACCGATCCTCGGGAGGATAGTACGGGAAGAAAAAGTAATCTATGGCGTATACGTAAATTGAGAGAAACTATGGAATTATCCGGAGATGATCTAGGTATACCTACTCCAGTATCCTGCGAGTATCATCCCGATAACTGGAGCGAAGGAGACGAATTAGAATGAATAAGACCTATGCTTCATACATAGATAGGATATTAACTAGTCAATTAGATACTTACGAACAGATTTGTGCATTAGTTAAATCAGATGTAGTACCTAATAGGGTAGATGGTATACCTATTAGTTGCCATCGTATATGCGGGATACTAGCAAACCATCCTTCTTTGAAAAAATACGTAGTCCACGTAAAGGGAAAGTTTAACGGAGCAGACCATTCTTGGTTAGTTATAAAAAACTGTATACCAGGAGTAACTGAACTAATTGTAGACGTATATCCTTGGTGTTCAGTTATAGTTAGTCCTTTACTGTTAATCAAATGCTCCGTAACCGATGCATGGTATGTCCCCACAAAAGAGGAAATAAAAGAAAAGGAGAATTGATTTTATGGCAGTCTCTATTAGTGAAGGCGGTAAAGGCTTCAGAGCTGATATTATAGAAGTGACTTGTAAAGATATACTAAATGTAGATAAGGAACTAGTAAAAATTTTCAATAGTTGGGTTAAATCAAATGACGATAGAATAGTTACTTCAGTATTTCCTCCCAAACTACTAGCTCTACAAGATACTAACGGAGGATCTGAGTATTACGGATCTATAATGTTTTTTCACGGACCTGTATACTAAAAGAGGTATATGCCGATGTATTTAATTGCTTATACGATAATGGAGATTATATTACGTAATTGTATAGCAGTATTCTGCGTTAGTCTATTGACAGTTATCGTAATACAATCTTATGTAATCTATCTACAATTCGGTTACATAATGAAGGTAAAGAATCTGATCGAGAGCTACACTAAAGTTCTTTCCGCTAATTCTGACTCTATTACCTATCTGGGATTAGATATACAGAAAAGCGAAAGATTCATTAGAATATTGCAAAGAAAAATTCGGATTAGAGATAGGATCATTGTAAGTAAGAACCTCCAATTAAAAAACCTAACAGAAGGAAAAGGAAATGCTAATTGAACAAGTTGCTGAGTTGCCCATAAAAGAGAGATTCTTTTACTGGATAAAAGAACGTACGGCAATCAAGACCAGAAAAGATTCGGGAGAAGAAAAACCCTGGACAGACGATATTATTCTACAGTCTTACAGATTCTGTAACGTAAGACGTATGGATGATAAAGTCTCTGCGTGGTTACTCAATAACTGGTATCAACCTAACTTCGATCACAAAAACATTCTGGCTGCCGTTGCTCTAGCTCGATTCATTAACCAGGTAGATAGTCTGAAATTCGTAGGATTCCCCTATAAGTGGAATATTGAGAAGATAAAATCTCGTATGCGGAAGTATAGAGACGATCCAGAGTCTCCTACCTCCATATTTAGTGCAGCGTATATGGTTCGAGGAGGGGACGCTGGAGGAGAAAAGGTATCGGATGTAGTAGATCGATACGTCAATCCCCTAGTTGTAGATAATATAAAAGATCAACTAGATAAAGATTATATGGAAGAGTCTCACGCAATAATTCAAAAATGCTACGGATTCGGTTCCTTCAACGCAGGTCAGGTAGTAGCCGATTTACGTTGGGCAATGAAAGGAGATTGGTTAGATAAAGACACATGGGCTCCAGTAGGGCCGGGTTCATCTAGAGGAATGCAACGCCTATTAGGTATCGACGTAAAAGCATCCAGGCAATCTAGAATAGTTTCTCAATCAGAATTTATGGAATTTCTAACTGACTTAATGGAAGAAGGTAAGAAACGAAAAGACCTAAAGAAGCTACCTGTAATAAAAATAATGGAGGCACAGGACTGGCAAAACTGTCTATGCGAATTCGATAAGTATGAAAGAGTATTATGGAATCAAGGTCGTCCAAAACAAAAATACGATGGAGTAAATAATGAGTAACCCTATATGGATTCCGACCTTTGGTAGAGAAAAAGTAATAACCCTAAATCAACTCACTAGAAGGGATCAAGAAAGAACCAACCTAGTAGTCGCTAATAAGGATGAAGGAGAAAGACTAACGAAGGGTACTAGTGCAAACTACATAGTATGTCCTGTCCAAGGTAAAGGAGTACATATAGTACGTGACTGGATAATGCAGCAATGTATAGAGAAGAAGCATGAAATAGTCATAATGTTAGATGACGACCTAAAATTTCACGCATGCTCGGGATTCTCCGGAGATAAGAAAGTATTCAAAATAGCATTCGGTTCTCAAGTAGAGGAATTCATAACACAATGTGAGGATAAAGCAAAACGACTAGCAGTAGGTTTCACTAGTTTCTCTCAGATGTTTCATAATACTACCCACTTTAGGTGGCAAGAAAATAAAGATAACGCCTCCACCTATTTCCATAGAACCAAGTTAGCAGTTAACCACCAACTGAAGTACGCTATACCGTCCGTAGATGATCGTCATTTCATTCTATCGGTAATAGAACTAGGATATATAGTATATTCCAATACCTATATAACCTCCACTAAGGTAGGTAAACACGGTATCGGAGGAGAAGCCGCTGTAGGAAATAGGGGTAAAAATCACGAAGAGTCACTGAGACTACTTGCTGACCGCTATCCTCGTTTCGTTCGTCTCTATACTACAACTAGTAAATCCTATATACAAAACTACGGAACAGACGTAGCCGCCAGATTCTATTATGCTAACATGGCAAGGTACGTACAAAATGGCGGTAATGCTCGCGATCCCCGATAACTAACTCAGTCAATAAAGGAGTAACGATGAAGATTGCCTGTATATATTGGTGGACACCCTCAGTAGGTGGTATAGCTACTCACCTAAACACACTACGGCACGAAGCCAGACTATTAGGTCATACATTCGACATCCTACACTCGAAAGTATGGAAACGTAAGAAGCCCCAGGTGTTTAAGGAAAGGCAGTGGGTCTCTGGGGGAGATAGTAAGATATGGATAGATGGGGAGGTTCCGCAAACCGAGGAAGCCAGGGACTGGGTAGAAGCCAACTACGATGCCGTTGTATTCGGTTTCATATGTCCCCACAAAGCAGCGGGATATCCTAATCCAGAATTCCTGCCACTATACGACATAGATCGTCCGAAGGTGGCGTACGTTATGGACGGATACTGGGATACGTACTCAGAGTGGGCGGAACCACTGCTTCCAAAGCTGGACGGCGTATTATGTCCGCTAGAATCTTATGCTCTCCCCCTCAGGAAATTGGGGGTGAATGTGACCATATCTCCTTTCCCTTTCCGTCCCTACGTAGGGAATGCCGTAGATAAACCCACTAAGCCCTACCTACTCTGGCCTAATCAATGGAAGGATATAAAGGGAATAACTCGATTCCTAAAAATAGTCCCCAGTCTTCCAAGAAACCTCAGTATAGAGATGTACTCTTGTGGTATAAAATACTATCAGTTAAGAACGGAAGAAGTGTGGAAAAACGCCATCGATAGGGATCACTTCCTAGGTTTCCACGGAGAGGGTAGAGCCAACTACTACGGAAACGTAGATCGTCCTCAAATCGTAAAGGAATTTCAAAAAGCCTGGATGACCGTAAACTTACAGGGCATAACCTCAAGAAAAGAAACCTACCGAAACGGTTCCTACAATAACACAGAAGTAGAGGCATTATGGTATAACTGTGTACCTATACTTCATACCTCTACTAAACAAACAGATCTTCCATCGGATCTTTACGTTACAGTAAAAGACGAAACAGAAATACCGGCAATGGTAAAGCATCTTTCCAAAGAAAAACTCCATACTGATCCTGTTCGTCTAGAGAAGGCTCGTCAGTTCATTATCGATAAGCATTGGGCAGAAAATAGGATCCATGACTTATTGGATTTACTATTACCATTCTAATAAGGAGCATAAATGTTACACGTAGTATTCGAGCCGCATCCGGATGACGTTTTTCTCTCTATAGGGTGGACTCTATATTATAACATAGTCTCATATCAATCGAAGGTAGAGATAGTAACAGTATTCAATAACGATAAGAGAGGAAAGGAAGCTCAAGAATATGCCAAAAGAATCGGTGCATCTTGTTCATTACTGGGGCTAGAAGAAAGCAAGATGAATTCAGAATTCGATCTAGAAAATTATTCTGAGATACTGGAGGGTGTACTAAAACAAACAATAGCCTCATATGAAAAAAAGTATGATAATGACGTAACATACTATATTCCTTTAGGTCTACAGCATCCGGATCATATAGCTCTACGTTACATAGAGAATCTAACTCGTCCTCATAGAACTTTACTGTACGTGGATACTCCTTATCAAATCAAGAAGAAAAATAAAATCGCTCTAGAGGAAGGTACCCATAATAAGTTTGTTCGGTCGTTAGTTTTTCCTCCCAAAAAGAAATGGGATCTTATCCCGGTATTCAAAAGCCAATCTATGTTCTTTCACTATAATAAATACTTGATAGATTCCAAAATACCGGAAATTATATTGAGAACACTTTAGGAGGTATTTATGAAAAATATATTAGTTGTTATGCTTCTTACTTTCTTGATAGTATTAAAGCTAATTATGAAAAACCTAATCATTGTTTTGTTTATTATCTTCTTGATACTATTGATGACACTTTTCTTCTGGGCATCTAGCTTCTGGCTCTAGTTTACTCACTATAGTATACGAGTTTATACTGCAATTAAGTCTAGTATAAACTCGTATAGCTTAAAGCTAGATTAGTTGGGAGGTATTTCACGTCTAAAGCAATTTAGAATCGTCGGAGAAGTAAAGGTAGGGCGAATATCGCCTAGCTACCTGAGAAGGGCTTAGAAGCGATCCTATGCGGTCTAACGTAGGGAAGGGATAGAAGGGAAAGGAAGGGGGAGGAGCATAGAGCTATTGGAAGAAAAAACTCGTTCAGCCTCTCTCCTGACTGAACGAGTCTCTGGTTAGAATCCCGTATCCCCCACTAACCAGATACTAGACTGACCCCAGAAGAAGTCAGGTAGTATTCAAGGGATCGTCCGGTTCCCTGCGAGATACCGACGTATCCCTTCATAACGAGGTCGCCATCCTTGTAGAAGTAGTGCTTAACCTTCTCTTTGGCCATACCGGCTTTCTCGGCTACCTTATCAGCATCGACGGCATCCGTCTCACCTAATGCCTTGAGCTTATAGAGAGCCTTTAGCAAGGGAGTACGTTCTCCCTTGAGAGGATCATAAACTCGTTCGACTTTATCCTTGGGAGCCTTTTCCTTGACCTTTTCAACCTTCTTGGTCTCGGTCTTCTTTCCCTTACCCTTTTCCTTGACTTCAGCTACGGCCTTGGTCTTGGCGGCTTTCGGTTCCTTAACTTTCGGTGGCATGTTCTTCTCCTTTTTGTTCGCAGGGTAGATCTACGTGATCCACTCATATAACTATAGTGGAGTAATCAGTATAAGTAAAGAGAAAAAATAAAATTATTGGTAATTTTTTACGTTAGGCTATTTTCTCGGTTCTACTCATTCCCCCGTAGCTAAGGAGTTTACTGTGTTAAAAGAAACCGTTTTTATTGACATGGACGGAGTTTTAGTAGATTTTATTGGAGGTATGGAAAAGGTTTTCGGTATACCTATCAAAGAGCATCTAGATCCCAAGGTATATGATATCACCCCAACTATGGAAAAACTTCTGAATAGAAAAATTTCTTCAGAAGAATTCTGGGGACCGATAAATGATAACCTAGATTTTTGGAAGAATTTAGAGCCATTACCTTGGTATAAGGAAGTGATACTTTTAGTAGAGAAGCATTTCGGAGATAATTGGTTTATCCTAACTTCTCCTCATAACTGCGTTAAGTCTTACGAAGGAAAGTTAATTTGGCTTAGAAAGCATATAGACCCTAAGTTTGATTTCGGTAGAGCTATTATGACCCCACATAAACATCTACTAGCAAGTAATGCGTCTATCCTTATAGATGATAGTCCACCTAATTGCTACAAGTTTATGCTTCCTCCAGCTAGAGGATTAAGTTTCATGTTTCCTGCCCCAAATAATAGTCTACACTTTATATCTAAACATCCGATACCTCACATGGATACCGTATTCGCTAATTTCACGTATCTTCGGGATGAGGTTATTTCTTCATTGAAGGGAGGAAAGTAATGTTCAGTAGCTATGTTTTTGCCGATGTTAATGAAGCGTTTGCAGACCTAACCTACGTCTTCAAAACTGAAATAGATAGAGTAGGAAGAGATTCAAACTACGGAGTAGAGGAAAACGATACCAGATATGGTCCTGTATATAATAAGATAGGACCATTAATGGCTATGTATAGAAACCCTAGAATGAAGGTTCTATTTAACACTACTCGTAACGCTAATCCATTTTTCCATCTATATGAAGCTTTATGGATGTTGGCGGGTAGAGATGATGTTAAATCTCTATCATTCTATAGTAGCAAGATCGCTCAATTTAGTGACGATGGAATAATCATCCCTGGAGCGTATGGGACTAGATGGGCTGTATCTAATCCAAAACTAGGTAACCAACTACGTCAGATTGCTGAGCATTTAATCGCTACTCCGAATAGTCGCAGAGCAGTATTGGGTATGTGGGATTATAAACACGATCTACCCAGAATAGCAATATCGAAAGACGTCCCATGCAATACTCATGCGTATTTCTCTATAACAAAATCTTCGGTTAATCAAGCCGAAAAAGTACTCAATATGACCGTATGCAATAGATCGAACGATCTAGTATTGGGTATGTTAGGAGCTAACTATGTTCACTTTTCTTTTCTGTTAGAATATATGGCCTCTTTAATAGGAGTAAAAGTAGGGACGTATACTCAATTCACAAATAATCTACACATATACAAAAAGGATATGAAATTTCAGGAGTGGAAGGAATCGTTGCCAGTTATCTGGTATAATGATCTATTAGCACTCCACGCTAGAAAGGGAGGAACATATGAACGTCTAGACTTGATAAAAGCAGAAGTGTCTCCTCAGTTGGCTAATGATATACACAAAAATCACACATCGTTAGACATTAGGATGTCTAATCTGAGTCAAGATATAGATTTCATAGTAAGCGTATTTAATGGAGAAAGCTATAACAACCTTCACTTAGATCACATACCGGAGATAACTTGCTCCCATTTTCTAAATCAAATAGCAATGCCCATGCTCAAAGCATTTCATTGCTATAAGTATAATGATTTTACTAACGCCTATCGTCATTTAGAACGAATGCCCGAAAATAACGATTGGAGGATAGCAGGCACCAACTGGATAAAGAAGATAGAAACTACTCGTTTAACTAAATCTCAAAACAGTGGAGAAACTAATGTCAGCTAACGAAAGACAAGAAGGTGGTAATCATTACCAGAAAGTACCCGGAGAACAGCACTGGGATAGAATCATACGATTGTTTGGTTTACCCTTAGCTAGAGCATACTTCATAGGTAATATTACAGCCTACGTAGAAAGATATCTACAGAAGGACGGAATTAAAGATCTCAAGAAAGCAAGGCATTACATAGACAAACTAATCGAGGAAGAGGAAAAGTACCAAGCTTCAGTTAATCCCTACACAGAGACTTTAATCAAAGAAGAATGCCCTAGATGTAGAGATACTAGGGCTAAATATGATCCTAACTATGTTTCATTTAGTCCCGAAGTATTACTATCAGCCTCTATCGATAGTAAGTATGCTGGATTAAAAGTCTGTGCCTCTTGTGCTTCGATAGTGCTTGATTCAGTTAAAGTAAATAGTTGACGTTAATTTACCTACACCTAGTAACGATATCGACAATGTAATCAAAACCATTCTGTTGCTAGGTGTAGGGCTTTATAGGAGATCATTATGAACGATGCAGAATATAGAAAACTGGCTTTAAGAACCGAATGCTCTCAGCAAGATGCTTTACAGAGATTAATCGATAATGACTACTCACTAAATCCTTTCTTAGTACGCTTGATGCATTCGGCTATTGGTTGCGGATCTGAGGCCGGAGAATTTCTTAGTTTAATCCAGGATTATGTTTACTACGGCAAACCGATAGATAAAACCAAGATCCTCAAAGAACTAGGGGATATTGTCTGGTACATAAATCAAGCATGCGACGAGCTAGGTGTAGATATCTCTACTCTAAAGGTGTCCAATATAGCTAAATTAGAAGCCAGGTATCCCGATAAATTCTCAGAGTATCGAGCTGATAGGAGTTTTAGAAACGAGTCGGAGGAAGATAAGGCTATAGATAAACGTCTAGAAGATCCCAAGTTATAATAGATTTTTGCCAGTATTACTTCAACTAGAATACGAGATTAAAATGGCTGAGTTAAAGAAAGACACAGTTGATACGATTCGTCCCTATAAGTTTCACGGAGTTCCTCTAAAGGTACAGGGAGACGAAGCTAATGGTAAATGCCCGTTTTGTGAGAGAGAGGGTAAATTCTATGTAAATATAGGAAGCGGACTATATCGATGCGTAGTATGTAATGAAGGGACAAAAAAGGGCGGAGGTAACGCAATAACCTTTCTCAATAGACTTCATACTCAGTCGTTAAAGCATACGTCTAATCACAAGAAAAAAGAACTAGAAGAACTAACTATCAATAGGGGTATATTTGAATCTAATACTCTTCTATCTTGGGGAGTATGTTTTTCGACTATAACTGGTATACCCATAATACCGGCATACAATCAAGAAAGAAAACTAAACCAAGTATACAAATACGATAGTCCAGGTTCGGGTAAAAAACCTATATTGATGGCCACTGCTACGTTAGGTCAAGGACTATTCGGATTGAATCTATTCGATCCTAAGAAACCCTACATCTATCTATGCGAAGGGTTATGGGACGCAATGGTAGTATGGGAGGTATTATCTTCTACCAGATTAACTCTGGACGATGCAGGTAAACCCAAGTACGTATATACCTCAAATATAGAAAAAGCCCTCATTTCTAAATGCAACGTAATAGGTACTCCAGGATGTGGTACATTCAACGAAAAATGGGCTGAGTTATTTACGGGCAAAGATGTATTCATATGCTACGATAACGACCATCCCAAAATAGTAAAGGAAGAAGAGAAAGATCCAGCATCTATCGTAGGTATTCGACGAGTAGTCAACTATCTATCTAAACCAGGGGTTAATCCTAAATCAATTCGTTATCTAGAATGGGGACCAGGAGGATTTACCAAGGATCTACCGCACGGCTATGATATACGAGATCACTTCAAGGATGAAGTTACTATGACTCAAAGAGTAAAAAAGTTTGCAGATATACGTTCCAGAATGGCAGTAATTCCTGCAAACTGGGTAGAGGGACGTTCCATAGAATCACATAAGAAGGGTAGTCCCAGTATAGAGTCTAAAGAATGTCAATCCTGGTCACAGCTACAGAAAGCATGTAGAAAGGCTATGAAGTGGACTAAGGATCTCGATGTAGCATTCTCGGTAATGCTAGCCTGTAGCATGTCTACCAAGATTCTAGGAGACCAGCTATGGGTTAAGATCGTGGGACCAGCATCGTGCGGTAAATCTACTCTGTGTGAAGCTCTTGCAGTTAATCAAGAATTCACCCTCTCTAAGAGTACCATACGAGGTTTCCATAGCGGATTCAAAAGCGATAGTACGGGAGAAGAAGACAATAGCCTAATATCTATCGTAGACGGAAAAACGCTATTAGTCAAAGATGGAGATACCGTTCTCAAATCTCCTAATCTTCCGCAAATTCTATCAGAGGCTCGAGATATCTACGACAGAGTATCTAGGGTTCATTACAGAAATAAAATATCTCGTGACTATGACCACATATCTATGACCTGGATCCTATGCGGAACGTCTGCATTACAGGCACTAGATAACTCAGATCTAGGAGAAAGATTTCTTACATGCAGAATTATGGAAGTTATAAATGAAGAAGAGGAAGAGGCTATTCTTCTTAGGCAGTCTCATAAAGCATGGAATGCAATGAACTATGAGACTAATGGAGAAGTAAGTTCCAGGTACTCTCCCGAACAGCTAGAGTTCATGCAGCTAACGGGAGGATACCTAGGATACCTACGATCTAATGCTACAGACATCCTAAAAGAAATACAAGCATCATCTGAAGCCCTTCATTACTGTACTCGTCTAGCTAAGTTTGTTTCTTACATGCGAGCAAGACCTTCAAAGACTCAAGACGAGCTAGTGGAACGAGAACTAGCAGCCAGGCTAGCGGGGCAGCTGATTCGGCTAGGACGTTTTATATGTGCTGTACTCAATAAGACAGAGTTCGATGATGAAGTTCTAAAGAAAGTCAAGAAAGTAGCACTGGATACATGCAAAGGCAAAACGCTCGATATAGCCGAGTGGTTATATAAAGAAGGATCTAAGGGAGTTGAAATAAGGACTGTAGCTATATGGATTAATGAAACCGACGATAAAACCAGAACGCTACTACGTTTCATGCGTAAAATAGGTGCCCTTGAAGTATTTCAGAATAAGCCTGGTGCGGGTATGCTCGGTAGACCTAAGTGGCGTCTATCGGAGTCACTAACTAAACTCTTCAAAGCTATATACGATTAACTTGATGTGTCGCCCATACTTACTCACTCAATATTACTCCCAGTAATCCCTATCGATAGAATCGAATAATCCGGTTCTATCGATATTTCTACCTAGTTACCACGCCCTAGAATGCCCTATAGAGCGTTCGGATAGATCTAGACGGGATATCTACCGTCTATACGTACGGAACGCCTATAAACGAAATGAACGTGAAGGAGATACCGTGCCAAAGATACCGAGAAAGAAGAGAAGTCGTGCTGAAATAGCCTTCGACAGAAAAGAGATCGCTAGGCTCATTAAGAGAGGATATAACAAGCATTCCATAGCAGAACAGCTAGGACTAGAGTATAGTCAAATAGCATCGGACTACAGGCAGATCCTTAGATCAGTCACTAAATCCGTAAAAAGCAATATATCGGGTCACGTAGCTAGAACACTAGTAGAACTAGAGGAAGTGAAAAGAGAAGCATGGGAGGCCTGGGAGAAGAGTAAGAAAAACTCCAAGAAGAAAGTTGTAGAGACTTCAGAAATCACTACCGAAGAGGGTACAGGAGAAAGAGTCAAAATAATACGAACCACCGAGGGACGTATACCAGAAGCCAAGTTTTTATCTATCATCGAGAAGTGCATAGATAGTGAGAAGAAGTTGCTTGGGCTAGATGCCTCCAAGAAACTAGATATCAACGTAGAGACGGATATACCTTGGCAAAAACTCGCTGGACGTATAGTGGACGAGAACCAGCTCAAGAGGGAAGTGGACGAGCTCATTAGCGATGGTCTGCTACTTCCTCCCCCAGAGAAAGAAATAGATTCTTGGGATATGGGTATACCAAATATATCTCCTGGGGAAGAGAGAGAATTTGTTGAGCGTAAAGAGAGAGAAAAGGCACGGGATAACTCGGTCATTATACTATCTCCGGATAATTTTGAAGTAAAAGATCCGGATACTACTATCGAGGTTAAACCTCTAATGGAGGATCAGTCACCTAAGGAGCAGGTGGTTAAGAAACTAAAACCAGAAAAGAAAAAGCGGGTGGCGTCTAATGCGTCTAGAAATGAAAAAACTACTGAGCCTGCATCGAAAGGTAAATCCTCAGAAAGTAAAAGAAAGTCCAAGTAAGGAAGATCTAGTCCAGTATGAGTGCAGTCGATGTAAAGCAGTATTGGCTTGTACTCTATTCTACGGGAAGAATTTTGATATATGTAAAGAGTGTTTTACCTCTATCGAATTCTCTCCTACTCAGCATCTACCGGGAACTAGTGGTAAACTTAGCGTTCTAGCTAGACGTGCTAGTTTGAACCTACCGTTATTCCATAAGGATGATGCCGTTAGGTGATTCATTAGTGTAAAAGTCGCCCACTCATTTCTTTATATCAAGTACACAAGAGACTAAGTCCGATGACTGAACAGGAATGGCTGGTCTGTGAAGATCCGAGAGCGATGTATGCGGAGATGATGAACCTCACCCCATCGAGGAGTGACCGTAAATGGCGGTTGCTGGCGTGTGCGATTCAGAGTGTTAGGCTCGTCTACGTTCAGTGGGACGACCGTGAAAGAATCAAGAATACAATTACCGATGCAATCGCGTGGACTGAGACGGGGAAGAAACCATCCTGTTCGGGGAGCGGCGCGTACTACGTCCTGATGGAACCGGCTCATCGTGGAGTGGGTTGGTTGATTGGTCAACCTCGCAGTGTTTCGCCTGAGCCTGTGATACGAGATAAGGAGATGGATCGGAAAGCCGCCGATCTGTTACGCGAGGTGATCGGGGATCCGTTTCGTCCTGTGAAGATTAGGTGTTCCAGGCTCTGTGATATCCACAATCCTAGCTGGCTCACCCTGACTGCCCTCTCCATCGCACAGCAGATCTACACCATCCAGGATTACACCGGAATGCCGATTCTTGCCGATGCCATGGAAGAGGCAGGGTGCGACGTGCAATCAATCCTGGAGCATCTGAGGAGCAGCAGCACGCATGTGCGTGGTTGCTGGGCGTTGGATTTGATACTGGGGAAGGAGTGATGCGAGAACGAAGAAGCAAGGAAGAGGATTAGAGCGTATCTATACCGATAAATCACGCTCTAGGATCGCCTATAAACGCATACGATCCGGATAACCGACCTTTACCCTAGGTTCTATCCGAATCGATCCTAAGCGAAATGGTATTGAAACTACTAGATTAAACAAAATCAGGGATAGCCTTCATTAGACTACCCCTGGTTGCTACAACTTATCGTACGTACCAAAGTTCCGAAATCGCTCTCGTAATCGCAACGTATTTAAGATTATATTCTTGCTCGATAGACCATGCTGTTCTAGCCATTGGATGAGGGCAGTTAGCCCCTTTAGGCATCAAGAAGAACACTCTCTCGCTTTCCAATCCCTTTGCTTTATGTATAGAACTGAGTCGTACTCCTACATTAATGTTGTCAGAGAAGATACTATCGATCTTAGCAATGACTTGTGCTTGAATATTTCCTTTCTTTTCGTCCACTTCTTCGATGAACATACTGATACAGTCGGTTTTATCTTCGATACCAATTAGCTTGTCTTCGTTGGGATATTTCTTTTTACCCTCTTTCTTCATTTCTGCTTCTCTCCATTCCATCAGAGAATTCAGCATATCTCCTATAGAACTATCGTCTAATTTCTTTATCAGAGAGACTAGTCCTTGTCCAATATTACGTCCCAAGATCTGAGCTTTAATCCCCATCTTGAGCAACTTAAAGCATTGCGAGACAAGAGGAGCATTTACTCGGCACAGAATCATGTCCCCATTACGTACGCATGGCAGATACGTTTTCTCGAATGGGCGAACATTACCATCCGGATCTGTCGGATATAATCCGTCTACGATCATTCCATAGGGATTATTCTCGTGAGCAAAAAAGTTCGGCACGATCTTATTTGCTTCTTCGACAATAGTCTGTCCGCATCGATAGGTCATTGTGAGGAATAGTCGGATAACCCCTCTATCGGTCTCAGCTAGGCGTGCTTCCATATTGTCCATAGAAGCAGTATCCGCTCCAGCAAAGCCGTAGATGGCTTGCTTGGGGTCACCGCATACGACGATTCTTCGTCCCGCTTTGAACACCAACTCCTGTCTTGCTTTGTTAAGATCCTGGGCCTCATCGACGAGAACCAAATCGAATTTCTCTACGGGAAGATTACGAACAATAGGCAACCAAATCATATCGTCAAAATCGATAGACATAGTTTTCTTTGGATCCTTACTAACTTCAAGGATCTTCGGTACCAGGTCATAGACTTCATCTAAAGGGAATCCTTCCGTTTCGATCATGTGGTGACTAATGAGGTAGTTGCAATCATCCTCTGTTCCTTCAAGAAGATTCTGCTTGCATAAAGAAACGATGTTCTTCACGCAATCAACCATACCCGGAAACTTATCGTTGATCTCGTGAATGGGACGTTGCATCAGCCCCTCCACTATAACCTTCGTTTTGTTTTGATCCAAGGTGAATCGTCCCAGGTGCTTATTTACCGACTTTACCCCCAAACTATGTGTTGTCATTGTTTGAGTACCGGCAGGAATCTTTCGAGCTAATTCATCTACGATCCCTTTGTTAAAGGCAAGAAACACAATTGATTTAGTTTCTGCCTTGCCGAGTTGGATAGCGGACCAGATAGCCCGCTGTTCATCTGATGGGTCTATGGCGGAATCAATTCCTTGTAGTCTTTTGACTGCTTCTATAAGGGTTGTGGTTTTTCCACACCCAGCCCTTGCCTCAATTACCATATGAGGGCACGTACCCTTGGCTTTCCCAATTGGAGACGCGGTCATTCTAGCCGCGTCTTTCTCTTTGATATTGCTTAGCTCTATAGCTTGAAAATCGATCTTCTTTGGATCGACCTTATTCAAAATAGTTTTCAGCTTCTTATCGCTCTTGGGGGCGGTCTTTTTTCCTTCTGACTTTGCGTTCTTCTTAGCAGCCATTGTATTCTCCCTAATTCTAGAATCGCATCGATTCTTTAGCCCGGTACTATTACTAAGGAGATCGACTTGTGATCTCTAACCGTTTAGTAATAGTCGTCAGCAATCTATTCCTGTAATTTATTTAGTTGGAATAGAAAACCGACTTCTCCCTTTAATATATAGTCCAATCCTAACCCATTACTAGATCAATTTCTTAAATTTTTACGATTTTTATTTCTATTATTACTCACGATAATAATCAATATTCATTAAGAATATTATTCCTAACCAAAATTAGAATCAATTTTAATTCATTTTCTATCACCAAAATCATAATCAATTTTAATTCATTTTCTATCACCAAAATCATTTACTGGATGAATTAAATCACCTATCCGATTTTAGATTCAGTTTTTAATTTCTTACGCCATATTTTTACAATGAATCTGATTTTTCATTTCATCCATTTTCTATCAAGTTTTCCATTTACTGGATGAAATAAATCAAGAAAAAAGTGGTTTCAACTGGCAAAATTCGGCAAAAAACGTCATATAAACGCATAAGCATATAAGCATATAAGTATATAAGCATATAAGCATATAAGTATATAAGTATATAAGCATATAAGCATATAAGCATATAAGCATATAAGCATACGTTTATGTACGACTTTTGAATCGGGTATAGGGATTCGCGACTTAAAATTCGGGTATTAACACACCCGAAATCAGAGTCGGGTATAAAAATTCGCGAATTTTATTTCCGGCATGATAATACCCGACTTTTTATTCGGGTATACCGATTCGCGATTCAAAAAGTGGTCTATATAGGTCGGATTTTTTCAGTCGCGAAATTTTATACCCGAATAAAAAGTCGCTAATTTTAAGTCGCGATTCAAAAAGTGACCTATACTGCCATGAAAAATTTTCACCGGAAATTTTATACCCGAATAAAAAGTCGCATATATCCGGCAACGGTCTTCGACGCGGTTCGTATATCGGATAAATAAATCCGATTTATCCGGAATAATCCCGACTAAAAAGGTAGGGTATATATCCGACTTTTATTTCGGGTATCTCTCCGGTCGGTCGGATGCAATCGGGATAATAGGATAAAGATATCCTTTTAGTCCGGAATTTATGCGACTTTACCTATTCGTTAAATATGCGACTTTTTTATCGGGTATGCGTCCGCTCGTCGTCCGTCGATCCGCTCTATTCCGGATAAGAAGATAAAGATATCCGAATAGTCCGGAATATATGCTACTTCTCCTATACCTTATATATCCGACTTTTCCGTCGGGTATCGCTCTGCTCTCCGACCGGGTATTCCGGATAAAAGCATCTTCTTATCCGATAGATTCTCTCCCCTTGCCGGATACCCGTTCTAAAATACGGGAATTTTACTTATCGTATATATAGGAGTCTACTTATCCGATATCGTCCGGGTATCCGGTCGATATATGCTACTTCTCTTATCCGTTTATTATCCGACCTTTTTATCGGGTATTAGGTATCTCCTATATTAGAGATATTCGGACTATTCTATCCTTTTATCGTCCGGTCGGAGTCGGTCGGAGAAATAACGAAGTAGAATACGGGTATCGAGTTTCTCCTATATTAGAGATATTCGGACGATCTTATCCTTTTATCCGGTCGGCATCGTATCGGAGTTTACTTATCCGTTTATACCCGACTTAAAATTCGCCTTTTTCGATATACGAATTATTCGTCGTAGATTGCATACCCGATCTAAAATTCGCCTTTTTCGATACCCGTATTTTCGACCGGGTATGCCGTCGGAGAGTATGCTACTTTCTTTATCCGTTATATAGACGAAGTCTAGACCGGCTATTCGTCCGGTCGATAACGGATAAGTAAACTCTTATCCGTTATTACCCGTTCTTAAATTCGGGTATTTTTATTCTTGCAAATAACGGATAAGTAAACTCCTATATTGCCGCTCGGGAATATGCTACTTCTCCGATCCGTTATTCGTACGATCTTAAATTCGGGTATTCTTAATCCCGAGAATAACGGATCGGAGTTCTCCGATATTACCGCTCGGGAATATGCTACTTACCTTATCCGTTTAATATGCGACGTTTTTATCGGGTATTATTCGTCGTCCTATTACTCGCTTCGCTCGTAGAAAATATGCTACTTCTCCGATCTGTTTTATCGGAGATATGCGAGATACCTTATATAAGAGATACGGCATATATCCGACTAATAGGATACGGTTATCCGGTTATCGTCCGACCTATTTTCTACCTATGCTATCCGGTTTATCTCTCGATCCGATACCCGACGTTTTATTCGGGTATCTCGATTAGCGAATCGTGAAAAAAAGTCGATTTCGTCTAGAATCGACCCGGAAGGGTCTAGACGGGTATTTAGTCGGCTAGAATCGAAACGCGATATAGAGCGTTCTAGACGCCTTAAAAAAGGCCGATTTTTAACTCGTATATTGCGGTTCTTAAAAACGGGAAAATTCCCGATTTTCCCTACCTACGGGTATGCCCCTATAGTCCTTCGGACGGCTCTAAGGATCGCACGCATCTAGAGAGATTCGACGCCTAGCTACGAGCGAAGCGAGTAATATCGCATAAACGAATAAGCATTTACCTATTAAGAAACTTTTTTCTTAAAAAACGGGAATTTTCCCGATTTTAGACTTCCCTTCTAGATCGATACCCGTTAGATTAAGGTAGTCGGTTGCAGTTAGTCGGAAAAAAGAAACCGGCCTTACTTTAAGGCAATCCGGTTAACTCCCGACGAAGGTTCTACGAAAATGCCGAAAAATCCGAAGGCTCCGAAGGCTCCGAAGGCTCCGAAGGCTCCGAAGGCTCCCGTTCCGGTCGTTAAGCCGGTCTTCTCTTTCGACGGATCGAAAGAAAAAGATAAGAGAGATCCGCGAAAGGGCAAACGTCTGCCTTTTTTGCAGATCCTTAGATCGAAGGGAGCGTTCGATCTATCTTCCGCTCTAAGTGCGGAAGATATCGCTCTAGAGTCGAAAGGCGTCCTAACGGTAGCCGACGCTAAAACGCTCGGCTATGCGTCCCGTAAAGGGACGGATTCTAGCGACCTAGTCGTAAACGGGTTCGTCGGACGCGGGAGTTTGCCCGGCTCGGGCAAGCTAGGCTACTACCTTCTGCCTAGGGCAATCGAGCTGCTCGATTCGCTCTAAACCTCTTCCGGACCGTCTAGCATCGTCTAGACGGTCCTTTCTCTTTTTCTAAGGACCGAAAAATGCCGACTTCTCTTTCGTCCGTTGCCGACCGGCTAGCCGAATGCCGAACGCTCGGCTACCTAGGACTAGCCGCATGCTCTCTTCTCGGAGTATCGGAGAAAACCTCTCCGGATACCCTTCTTTTCCTTCTCTCCGACGAAGGAGAAGAGGGAGCGTTAAAGGCCCTTATCGAATCCCGACTTTCGGGTCGGGTATCGAAATACCCGTATTCTTTATAGGAGTTACGAATGCCTCTTTCCGTACGCGGGTTATCCCG